ATGGTTATAGGAGATGAAGCTCATCAATTTAAAAGTAAGTCATTAACATCTATTATGACTAAGTTAGTTGCAACTCCATATAGATTTGGTTTCACAGGAACACTAGATGGAACACAAACACATAGATTAGTTTTAGAAGGGTTATTTGGTTCAGTAGAGAAGGTGACTACAACAGATGAACTAATAAAGAAAGGAACACTATCAGAGTTTAATGTAAAATGTATTGAATTACAATACCCTGATTTAGTTAAGAAGCAACACATAAAAGATAAATACCAAGACGAAGTAGATTTTCTAGTTAGAAATGAAGCTAGAAATAGATTCCTCAGGAACTTAGCTTTGAGTCTTAAAGGTAATACTCTTATGCTGTATCAGTTTGTAGAGAAGCACGGAAAGCCTTTACATGCTGAAATAGAATCGACTATTAGAAACAGCGTTGAAAAGGATAGAGATGTGTTCTTTGTTAGCGGTGAGGTTGATGGAGATGCCAGAGAAGAGATAAGACATTTAGTTGAGACCCAAGAGAATGCTATTATAGTTGCCAGCTTTGGTACATTTAGTACAGGAGTTAATATAAAGAAACTACATAATATTGTTTTCTGTTCGCCAAGTAAGAGTAGGATCAGAGTCTTACAAAGTATTGGTAGAGGATTGAGGACAGCAGATGATAAACATATAGCTACTTTATTTGACATAGCTGATAACATGGCTTGGAAGTCTAAGAAGAATTACACATTAGACCATTTCGCAGAAAGAGTTAAGATGTATAATGAAGAGAAGTTTAACTATAAAATTTATAAAGTAGCATTAAAGAACTAATGGATAACCTAGCAACAATAAAACTAATAAGCGGTGAAGAACTCATTGCAGTCGTTGAAGAAGGCCCAACTCCTTTAGAGCTTACTATAATTGATCCAGTCCTAATCCACAAAAACAATTCAGTAATGGGTCCAATGTTGTCAGTGTCACACTGGCTAATGTTTACTAAATCGAATCAGACTGTAATAAAAAAGGAAAAAATTGTTGCCTTAGAGTACGATTTAGAGGATAATACTATAAACCATTACAAAAAGTTTACAAAAGAAAGAGGAACCGTCATATCATTAGACGAACAATCAAGGCTCGAAGATATGATGGCCAAAGCATTAAGAAGCGTTCAGGGAAGAAGTCGGGAAGAGATAGATCAAATAGATCAAGAGATAGAATACTTAGAGTCTGAGATAGACCCTAACGCGAATACTACGATACATTAGATTATGCCAAGAAAGAAAAGCGAACATTACGTAGACAACAAATTGCTGTATAGTGAGATGTGTCTATATCTCAATTCAGTAAAAGAAGCCGAACAATCTGGAGACGACAAACCCAGAATACCTGAGTACATTGGGGAGTGCCTATTGAAGATCTCAACAAGATTATCAACTAAGCCTAACTTCATAAACTACACATATAGGGATGAGATGATTAGTGATGGTATTGAAAACTGTGTCAATTATATTGGCAACTTCAATCCAGAAAAATCAAAGAACCCATTTGCGTACTTTACTCAAATTATATATTATGCATTTTTAAGAAGGATACAGAGGGAGAAGAAACAACTCTATATCAAGCACAAGTCATTAGAGAGATCATTGGTCTTTGACGAACTAGCTCAACATAGTGAGCACGAAGGTTCGAAAGGGGATCAAGGAGCGTATATTAATTTACATACGCCATACATGACTGACTTCGTTGAAAACTTTGAACGTAAAGAAGCAGAAAAGAAAGCTGCTAGGAAAGTGAAGAAGGTTAACTTAGAGAAATTTGTTGAGGAAGATAAGGATGAAGCACGTTCGTTTGTTAAGTAAATCAGATTATAGAGAATTCAATCACAACTGTCAAGTCTTACAAAGCCAAGGCTACGACCTTCCTCATTTAGTAGAGCACCAACATGATGGTAGGTTTAAGATCACTTTAAATGGTGAGCACTTAATTCAACTACTGAAGAAACATTTAGTTTTAAAAGAAGCATTGATGGGTGTTAGTAATGTTTAAAGGTCATCATTATAAGCCTCTACCATCATGTTTAGAGGTTGGGAATACTGAGAGCAGAGGTCAGGGATTATTTGCAACAGAAAACATTCCAGGTGGATGCCATTTAGGTATATCTCATATGCATTTGGACACACGACAAGAAAAGATATTTGGCGGCCCTATAATGAGAAC